AAATAGATTTAAACATGAATCATGTCTTTATTCTATTTATACAAAAATCGGGCTCCAATTGGAGCCCGATCAAATTCAAAGCAGTAAATATTACTTTACTGAATCTACAGCAAGTGAATCAACTGTAGCACATTCGCTAGAGTCAACTTTTACCGCTGTTGAGTCTACTGCTGGTGCAGTTGCTTCTCCTGTTCCGCTTTGACATGATGTTAAAGCAAGAGCAGAAATTACTACGAATAGTGCAATAATCTTTCTCATGGTACGTTCTTTCATTTTTTTTATTAATTTATTATACAGTATTATGTATACCTTGGTTTTGGAAGTTTTTGCACTCTGACCCAACAAAGTGCAAAAACTTTCCTTGTGTGGACACGGTGGGATTCGAACCCACGTCCAAACAGTTGTCAAATTGACTCTTTCACAGGCTTAGTCCATTTTTCTAAAGGGACAAAATATTCAACTGGTTCTTCACCATCGTCAGCTGACCACCAATGGGTGTGCGTTTCTTTTAATGACTTAACCGCTCAGTCAGGTTTACTCTCCAGTTATTAGACCGAATTTCACCAGTTTGCAACTTTCTTTTAAATGGGCAGTTGCCGCACCATTTGTTAGGCAGCTACTGCTACTTCACCGCTTACGAAAGACATTGCGTCTTCGAAAGTAAAAGTTGACTTTTCGTCATTTGTGGTTTGATAGGTGTTCAAGGGTTTCCATCTAACCCTGCCTGCATCATCTCAAAGAACTTACCTGCCTGTCAAAACCGGTCGTGCCCATATTAATAGATCTAAATTATCTATCCGTAGTATTATATAGAAACGGGTAAAAAAAGTTTTCCGAATATAAATAATCTAAAGAAATTATACTAAATGGCTAGTGCAACTGAAAATTTTAAGGTATTTAAACGACTTAGTGTTTATATCGAGGACATTTTAAGTCAGTCGATCAATTACTTAACGAGTAAGTTCGACCAAAACAGAGTAGTATTTACTGCAGCCTCACCATTTGGGCAGTTATTATTAGTTGTTGAAAATTTAACTCAATTGGTTTTTTACTATATCGAGGACTCAATTACTGAACTCAATATTAATGAAGCAACTCGATTAACTTCAGTTTATTCACTAGCGAGTTTATCTGGACATAATCCTAGTCGAGCAGTTTCTGCAGTTGGCGAAGTAAAACTAGTAACTAATGCTGCAGCGATTGATGCTGAATATGATTTTGTAATTATTCCAAACTTAACTCGATTACGTTGTTTAAATAATGGACTAACTTATATTTTAGATCTTCCACAAGACGAAGTTAGATTTTCATTTAGCGGAAAGGACAATGGTTTAAAATTACAGATTCGTCAAGGAATTGTTGAGACCCAAACTGTTTCTGCAAAGGGCGTTCCAACTGACAGTTTTTCAATCGGCAGTCCACAAAACTTCTATGTAGATAACTTCTACGTAAACGTTTATGTGAATGGAGAAAAATGGACCAAATATGATTCAATCCTAGATATGCCTCGTGGAGAACGTGCATACATGATAAAAACTGGAGTTACTACTGGAATAGATTTATACTTTGGTAACAACAACTATGGCAAAGTACCTGGATATGGAGCTGACGTTACTGTTGAATACTTAGTAACTGAAGGCGCTAATGGAAATATTAGAACTAATGACCCATCGAAAGTTCAATTTGAATTTATTGATACTGGTTTTAGTATCCTAGGTGATGAAATTGATCTTAATCAATTTATTGATGCAGTTACCACACATCCTCCCTTCTTTGGTTCAAATCCAGAAGATTCTAACTTAACTCGTCTTATTGCTCCTCGCATGTCAAAGAGCTTTGCTCTAGTTAATGCAGACCATTACGAGATCTTATTGAGAAAACTTAAATTATTTTCAGTAATCAACGTTTACTTAGATGAACTAGACAATCGTATCTTAAATTTATTCTTGATTCCAGATATCAGAAAAACTTTCAATACTGGCCAAGATTATTTTAATGCAAATATTGATCGTTTTATTTTAAGCGATTACCAAAAACAAGAATTACTAAGATTTATTGAAAAATCCGGATCTAAATTAATTTCAACAGATATTATAATTATTGATCCTGTTCCATCTAACTATGTAATTAATACTTCAGTTATTGTTTTTGATGATGTTGACACTGAAATTATTAAGCGCGATATTCTTAATGCATTAGGAACGTTCTTTATTGAAAACACAAGAAGAAGTCGAATTCCAAAGAGCGACTTAATCAAAATTATTGAGAGTGTAAATGGAGTAGACTCAGTGTCAGTTAATATTATTTCACAAAAGAATGAACTTGCAAAAATTGCAAACCCAAATGCGGCAGATGTTGGACTTGATGAATTTAACGATATTGTGACTCTAGCAAACGAGCTTCCTCTAATTAGAGGAGGATTCAGTGATCGTTACGGAAACGTATATGCTACTGGAATTTCAGAAGAGTCCTTAGGTGCAGTAAATATCCAGATCAAGGCAATTATGCCAAGACCAAAAATGTAAAATAAAATGGTAAAAGGAAGCATATTTCGACCTGTACTTCAGCGTCGAGAAAAAAGAAAACACGTAGGTTTTGAGTATAAAGGTCAGATCCTAAAGCGAACCCTCTCTTCACAGATGTTTGGTGTAAATGAGACTCTTACTACTTATATTTCACAGATTGAAAAGATCGTCTATGAGTGGGTAGAGGCAGTAAAACAAATTAAGATCCACGCAAATCCTGCAGTGGACAAGTATGAAGAGAAAATAAAATAATTATATGGCAGATCAAAACCAAAAAATGAGTAAAGAAAGCCGTCGCCATTTAAAAGACGAGATTCAGGCTTTGCTAGGATCCATTGGTTCTGAGAACAATCAAAACGATTTAGTAATTGATACTGAAATCTCAAATGAAACTAAGGCAGAGAGCCCTTATGATTTCGAAGCAATGAGCAGTCAATTTACTCTAAAAGCTAGAGAAATAACAGATTCTCTTTTTAAGAATTTCGTAGATATTGGAATCTTTGAAGAAAACGATTATGCAAAACATAAAAAGGAATTAGATACAATTAACATTTCCAACTTCTTTTTCCAGTTAAAAACATTAAAGATAACAATTATTAAGGTAATGGAAGAAATTACCTCAGGTAATACTCATCCCCGTTTAATTGAAGTGATGGGACAGTTACAAGATAAGATGGCGGCAATTACTAAAATGCAGGCAAACTATATTATCTTTTTAGAAGATACTTATCAAAAATTAAATCGAGATAAGCCAGTAAATGAGGACGATCAGAAGATAGGTTCGAGTCCAGAAGAGGGACAATTTTTTATTACAGTAGGAACTAAAAACCTTACGAAAAGTTTACCAGCATCTTCCCTAGAACGCCCTAGTGGTAAAACATCTGGTACTCTCGTTAATCCAAGTAACAAGCATGAACTTATGCGAGAAAAAAACATTGAAATCGAATCTGATGATTCAGACGATTTTATCGATCTCACTGGGATAATTTAAAGTACGTATGAGAGATATAATGTCAAATAGTGGCGCATTCACGTCTCGTAAGATTTCTAGGATAGGAGGAGACGATGATGATACAAACACCTCGATATGGACCACCATTCGCATCAATAAGATTCTTGATGAAATCGATAATGGTCTAGATATTAAGGGTCTACATAATTCTCCATTTAAGGACAATGATATTAACTTAAAACGTGCAAATCTGCCGTTTGAATATACACCAGACGAATGGAAAGAGCTTTCAAAGTGTAAAGAAGATATTATCTATTTTGCATATAATTATTGTTATATTCAAACTGGAGACGGTGTTAAGTTAATTAAAGAAGCTGGCGGGTTACGTGATTTTCAAGAACAAATTCTTCTCGCATTTAAGAATAATAAAATGAATATCCTAATGGCAAGTCGTCAAACTGGTAAATCCGTGACCTCTGCTATTTTTATCCTGTGGTTCTTGCTTTTCCATGCTGAAAAAACTGCGCTAGTTGTCGCCGATAACTTTACAACTACTCGAGAATTATTAGATAAGTTTAGAATTTCATTAGATAACCTTCCATTTTTTATGAAGCCTGGAATCAAGCACATAAATACTGGAAATATTAAATTTGATAATGATAGTCGTATTGTTGGTCGAACTACTACTAAAAAATCAGGTATCGGTCTTACTGTAAACTTATTATACATTGATGAGTTTGCGCATATCGACCAGGCAAAATTAGATGAATTTTATCGAGCAATATTCCCTACTATCACGGCTGATCCTAATGCAAAATCGATTATTACGTCCACACCAAATGGTAAAAACAAGTTTTACGATATTTGGGTAGATGCGATTGAGGGCAGAAGCAGTTATGTTCCACTTCGTGTGGATTGGTGGCAGGTTGCTGGTCGTGGTGAAGAGTGGAAACAACAAGCGATTGCAGATATTGGAGGAATTGAAGATTTTAACCAGGAATATGGACTGCAATTCTTCTCTTCTGATGAACTCCTATTAGGATCAACTGAACTTAAGCGATTAAACAATATTAAAGTTGAATACTTAAATTCGCGACTTCCACTCAATGAAGATCGTGCATATATTAATGACTATCTGCTATTTCATCCAAAATACGTAACTCGAGAAATCGACGATTGGAAAAATGATCCAGCAAATTATGTGTTTACTATTGATACTGCAGATGGAGTAGGAGGAGACTATTCAGTTTTAAATATTTACAAAGTAGTGGCGATGCCAGTTTCTGAATTACTTAAGAAAAAAGATGCAGTCAGAAACGAGTTAGACACTATTTCGCTTGTACAAGTAGGAGTGTTCCGAACTAACAAGTTAGACGTTACTCAATTTGCAGCTGCAGCAGAATTCATTACTTACAAAATTTTTAATCCAGATAAAGTTCGCATTGTTCTTGAGATGAATCATAAAGGAGAAATAGTTCACTCTAGATTCTCAGATAATTCTAATTATTGGACTGGACAATTTGTACATAGCAAACACACTGAAATGGCAGTACAAGCAAAGCTAGGATTAAGACTTGGGCCAACGAATAAGATTAAATATTGCGAACGGTTCAAATACCTCATTACTATGAATAAAATTATTCCAACTGATTACTTAACTTTTATGGAGTTAATGTCATTTGGAAAAACCAAAGGCGGGTCGTACCGCGGTCAAAATGGAAATGATGATCTTGCCATGACATCAGTTAACCTGGCTCCATTCTTTGATTCTCCACAGTTCTGGGATCTAGGAGTAGACACTTATGAAAATATGCCTCCTACATACAGAAAAGAGATCGAGGAGAAAATATTTAGCATATATCGTGAAAATAACACGAAGAGTTTGTATAATTTTGAAGAGTTGAAGAGACTAAATACGATACAGGACACTTCCGTTCCTAACACTAAACCGACTGCGGTCAATGTATTTGATTTAGAATCTCTTGAACAAATGAGAAAAATAAAGAATAGATTTTTTAATTCTTAACATTTTCTTAGTATTATTATATAGAGCCGAAAAAAATCAATCAGTTATGCAATCTTTAAAATTCAATGGAGATATTACGTTAGACGAAGTCTTCAACCAGCATCGAATCTTGATCTACGACAATGTGCTAGATGCAATTCAAAAGAATTACAAAGATTCTACAATTGAAGAAATTAAAGTCGTAACGATTACCTTAAACAACATTGAGTATTCAATAAACCTTTCTAGAAGTAAATTTGTTAGTGGTCTAGAAAACGCTATCTCTTTTTACGAAGCAGCTGAGGAATATGAGAAATGTCAAAGCTGTGTAGACATCATCAAAGATCTTAATAAGAAAAAAAAGAGAAAAGCAACTAACTAACATATGGGATACGAAGAAATAAATGGTAAAATCAACTTACGCATTCAGGAAATATCAGAAAAACTATTAACTGGCGAAATAACTGAGCCTGAAAGAAACGAATTAGCACAACTCATCTATCCAAAATTAAAGTTTTATATCTGGAAATTCTGTAAAAATGAATTTGATACAGAAGAGGCTTTACAATATGCTCTAAAACGTATATTTAAAAATGTTGCTCAATTCAATTTTGAAAAAGGTAGATTTACTACATGGATTTATACAATTGCCCGTAACGAGACTCTATATTATCTTTATCACAAGAAAAAACACAATCACCTTGATATAGATGATCTTTATCCAAAGGTCGATCGACCAGATGATTTTGAAGATAATAAAAGCTATCACCTGGATATTGAAGAGCTCTATGCAAAAACAGTACACGAGATATTTAATATTGATGATGAGACGATGAAGAATATTGCAATCGATAAGATGATAAAAAACAAAAAGGTAAAACAGATTGCGACTGATTATGAAATGAACGAGAACACTGTAAAAACCAAACTTCGAAAAATAAGAATCGATATT